ACAAAAATGCCCTTAACTGGGGGTACTTTTTCAGCAGAAGTAATTTTTCAAAAAGAAATAACTGAAACTGTTTTTGCAATAACAGATGCTTCTTCTGTTGCCTTAGATCCTATTAATGGAATGATTCAAACTTGGACATTAGGAGCTAACAGAACTGCAACTGATAGTTTAACTACTGGTCAATCTTTGCTTCTTATAGTTACTGCAAGTGGTTCTGCTTATACGATGACTTGGCCTACGATGACTTGGGTAGGAGGTTCCGCGCCTACATTAGGAGGTGCTACACCAACAGCAATAGAATTATTTAAAATTGGAAGCACATTATATGGTGCAAATGTTGGAGATTTAGGTTAATGAGATCGCACAAACTTCGCGCTGCTGCTGGTGCTGTTGACCCTGGAGCGATTGTTACTGGTGCAATTATGCATTGGGATTTTGGTGATACTAATTGCTGGAATAGAACTAATTCTACAATTACAGATCTTACTGGTAATGGTCGTAACGCTATTATTAAAAATTTTAATAGTAATAATCAATCACATTCTTATAATTCAAGTAAAGGGGGGTATTTAGCAGCCTCTAATAGTTATGGCGCTCAACAAATCCCACCATATACATATAACTATTGTTCAGGATGTCATGTTGGCACTACTAACGAAAATACTCTATGGCGACAACCTGGTGGAGTATCTGGAGCACAAGCTGGCAGTTATAATTTATTTGGATCTACTAGCTCATCACTTGCACCATTTACTTTAGAATTTATCGGAAATGTAGATCTAATGAGAGATCAAAATGGGAATCTAGAGTTTAAGACAACTACTTCTGGCATAGGTTATAGTCTAATGACAGGATATTTACAATTTTATTCTTATACCACCAGTGTAGGAGAAATAGGTAATGCAATTTATGTGAGTGGTAATGAAATTTCTGAGTTTGGATTTGGTGGTACTTCTGAAGCGATAGCTGGTAGTCCTTCTTTGAGACCAACCAATAATTATAACCCAAATGCTAATTTTACTTATACTGGAAATTCAACAGGATGGGAACAACTTATTATTTCAAGAGATAGTAGCGGTAATTTAAAAATGTATAGAAATGGAACAGTCTTTTATGATGTAACTTCAAGTATTAATTACTATGTGTCTTATAATGCTTTTTTATCATCAATTTTTAAAATCTATGAGCAATGGTTTCATTATTCAGGTGGTTGGGGTGTAATGAGAGGATATAATAAAGTTTTTACACAAGCAGAAGTTACAGGTCAGTACAACGCTCAGAAATCCCGTTTTGGGTTTTAACAATTAAACTATTATTATGAACTATGCAATCATTGATGGTACTACTGTAAAAAGCACTGGTTCTATCCAAAAACTATTTCCTAATACAAGTTTTAGTGCTGCTGGCCCTAATGCAGATTTTTTAACTGCAAATAATGTTGTTGAACTTGTAGACACTCTTAGTTATACAACTCCTTCACAAAAGTTATCTACAGTAGATGCTTATGTTGATAGTGGAAAGGCTTACACTGTAAAGGTAGAGAGTACAACAACAGAAGAACAAACTAATCTTACTAACGCTAAATGGATAGAAGTTAGAAACACAAGAGATGATTTATTAAAAGGTACAGATTGGAGAGCTAGTAGTGATCTAACCTTGGCAGATGCTTGGAAAACTTATAGGCAAGCATTAAGAGATGTACCAACACAATCAGATCCATATAACATTACTTGGCCTACCGTACCTAGCTAAAATATTTAGTTACTTAGTTTCAGTTGTCATTTGTCTAGTCATAAAACCCATAGTCACATAAAGAGGTGCTAAGGCCAGAATTGCCATAAACGTTATAATAGTGACAGGCATTAACGCCTTAAAAAATGCTTCTTTAATCATGTTTCAAAAAATTGCTAATGTTTTAAGCATTATTTCTTTCTTAATGGTAACTTCTGTTATTGGTGGAGGGTACTTTGGTTATAAATATGTAACGTCAGAACAGTTTAAATCTAAATTAATGAAAGAAGTTATGGGTAACGTAACAGGTCTTATGCCTAAAGTATTAGATCAGGGCTTACCAGACATGACAGGACCATCTTTACCTACAACGTCTTTACCTAAATTTTAGGCTTGTATGAATACTAATATTATTTTTAAAGGAGTAGCAGTAGGACTTGGTACTGCTTTTGTATCTTCTCAGTTTTATGCAATAAATTTATTAGCTACAAAACCTCGTTTACCTATGTTTGATTTGCCTGTTAGTAAATATTCTACTTACGAAATCGAAGCTGATATGCAAGGTTATAGAATAAGACATCGTATGCATGATCCAAAAATTATTGCTTCAATGGAGACCAGTAAAAAACCAGCAGGATTTTTAGGTGCAAGTAAAGCTTTATCTACTAAAGAAACACAAAGAGTAGCTGGAGAAAAAGATATAACCGTTGTAAATAATGGTGAGTTAACAGCAAAACAAATAGCTTGTATAAAAGAAAAAGCAAAAGGAGAATCTACAGGACAGCTTATTGGAACGTCAGTAGCTACAGGAACAGGACTTGTAACCTCATTATCTAATGTTCCTATTGTCGGTTGGTTCTTATCTGGTTTTGCTACAAATACAGCAAGAAGAGAAGGTGGTAAGTTAGGTGCAAGTATGGCTAGTGATTTTAACGACTGTTAATGCCTACGATCAAAGTTCCTGATATAAAGATACCGAAAGTAGAAATACCAGAAACACCTTATATACCTGAAACTGTATTAATAGGCGATAACCCTGCTTGTGATTTTATTGATAGAGATTTACAAATAACAAAAAACCCAACAATAGTTTTTCATAACAGAAAAGCTTATGCTACTTGTCCAAATGGTCAAGCAGTTAGTAGCAATACACAGCCCACTAAAGCTCAACCACAATTAAAAACATTTAGACCTATTGTTTATGATGCACAGGACACTATAGAAACAGAAGGTACATATAATTATCAGAAAAAAGGATCTGCTAATAATTTAAATGTAAATCAAAAAGAAGAAAAAGAAATTGAGTTAGTTCCCTGTCCACCAAAAAGCCCACCATACAGACCTGGGGATTGGAGGAACGAGCTTAGATTGGAAAGGCTGGTAAAATATGAGCGTGGGTTATTGGAGGGTTCTTGTGACGCAATCTGGGAAGAAGTACCGTTTGTGGACCAATACATCCCAACGGCTAGCGTGGTCGTCTCTACTGCTGTTATTGCTAGTGTGGCTGCGACTACACCTGTTATTCTCCAGCTTGTAAAACCCTTAGTAAAAAATTTAATTAAAAAGCTGACAAAGAAAAAAGATAAGGTAGAATAAAAAAACCTTATTTCTTGTACTGGCAAATAAGGTGTCTAGGTAGGCAAAATCACCGTAACTTGCCTACCGCTTTAATTTATGAGCATGCGGAATAACTTGATTCGGAACGCTGGTCAGCACAACATTTCTACAACTTACAGCATCTTCTCCTACATACTTAACACCTAATTTTAATTGTTCAGAGCATATCTTAAGACGACTTAAATTAACCTCAAGCCGCTTTGCATCTAATAGAAACTCTTGATATTTTCTATAAGTCTGGGCTGCTTTCAAGCACTCATCGTTGAACCGTCTTCCCAAAGGTACTTGTACGCTGATAGTTGCACCATATGAAAAGTTATGATTAATTTGATCTAATCTTTCTTGCTCTGCTACATATAGTATTTCACCAGGATTTAAGAACTGACCTGTATCACTATCTTTCGCTTGGTTATATATATTTGTTCTTTGTACAGTGCTTCTAGGACTGTTGTAATATTCTCCTTTAGTTATAAAAGGATTAAAGCTTAAAGTAGGTGTTTGGCATTGAATACCATTGCTATACCTATGAGTTGGGAAAGATCCACTAATACTCTGAAATCCTTGATTAACAACTGTAGATTGGGTGCTAGATTGCGGATTACTTATAGTAGTCTCAGCAAAAACAGGACTAGCAAATAGTAATCCTACTGAAATAAGGTTGTAGAAGTTTGTGTTGTTTCTATTGTTTGAGTTCGATTTATTATTGAAATTGCGTCTAAACCAGGAGCCATAAAGTTTTCTGTTAGAGAGAAAGCCTCGCCTTCGTTTACAACCTGCCACTGGGGTTTGCTTGTTAGTTGTGGTGTTATCCATTCAAAATTAACTGCCCCTGCATTGCCTGTATTTTGACTTGTTGTATATGTTGCTTCAGGAGAAATATAGGAATCAGTTTTGATGTTAGATCCTGTGACTGAGTATGCATAGCCAGAGTTATAGTTTTCAGTAATAATAACTTCATCTATTTTGCTAATACTTTTAGAATTTGATTGTATTTGGTTGGCAGCAAATCTTGGAGTATTAGCGTGAGCATACGAACTAGAAAAAACAACAAGTAAACATAACCACCATTTCATTAATCCAAGCCAAGAGTAATGCTGGTTTGTAGCGTAGCTGTTGTACCAGCACCCATATCAGCTAAGTTAACAGTAAACGCACCACCGCTATCCATTGTAATAGCTACAGAACCTGGATCACCACCACTGATTACAGTGTTCTTACCAAGCAAAGGAAGAGATGGAACAGCACCGTTTGTTACGGTGGCTGATAACAAACTTGGAACGGCATCTGCTGCAATATAGGATTCACTGACAGAAAACGCATCGCCAGTATTTACGATATTGAAGCTAGTGTCGTAATCAATAGTTGGAACACCATTAGCAATACCAGCATCAGCTAAGTCAAGAGAACCAATCTGTCCAGCTACTGTATTTGCTTTAGGAGCTACGTTTGTACCAGCCACACTAATAGATGCTGCAATTCTTTCTGAAGTAGCGGAAGCTCCTAGAGTGCTTACGCTTGCCACTGATTGAATTGAATGAGTGATGTCTGCAAAACTAGCTGTTGGAAATGCTAGTAAAAGCAAGGGTAAAAGTTTTTTCATTTTTTAGGATCAACAATTTCCGCACCAATAATTTTAATTGGTGT